TACAAGGCCTTTACCTATAGTCTCTTGCATATTGTCGTAAGCGACTTTAATTAAACTTAGTTGCCCTGCGTAGGTACTTAACTGCGCTGCATTTTGCCCGCTAAATTGTTTATTTAGAGCTGTTTGTAATTCTATAAAAGAGGCGGTTTTTAATTCTGTCTGAGTTAAACCGAGGTTATATTTTCTAAGTCCTTTTGTGTTACCTACATAAGCCTGGGCTATATCGTTTGAGACTCCTACCAAACTTTCGCCGCTGCCCGCTGCAACATCGAGGGCTAAGCCTAAAAGCTCTTGCGATTTAGTAACGCTACCTGTTGTAGTCAATAGGGCCTGCATAGCCGGCCTTAATTCACTATCGAGTACGCCCGAGGTTTGCTCTAAAGTAGATATATAGGATCTAACTCTCTGATCCTCAAAGGCTAAGTTTAAGTTACCCAGAGTTTTAGTAAGAGTAGCTGCGGCTTTATCATCTGCTAAAAATGCTTTAACAGATGCTTTACCAAACTTAACAACGGCGGCTGCCGATAAAGTTACGCCTACTGTCTTGGCAAGGTTTTTTACAGTTTTATCAAAGCTGTTTACGTCCTTGCGCGCTTTGCCTAAGCCTTTGCCGTCATACTCTGAGGCAACACTAAATACTAAGTTTGGTAGTGCCATTATGCCGCCAGCCTGTAGGAGTCTTTACTTATTTTGTTAAACTTTTCTATAGCTGTAGAGATAGCCAAAATAACCGCATCCTGCGCTTTACCACGATCCTCGTAAGCTGCACGGAAAATAAGGCGACCGCGCTCCTTTTGCTTGTCTCCGTATAAAGGACCCATACGGTTAATAAAGTGAGCACCTGCACCCGGGTTATTAGACTTACTAGCTGAGTCACCGCCCGGGTTCTTACGTCCAGCAGTCTCATATATAGAGCCGGCAGCTGAGGCGTTATAGATAAAGTACAACGATCTAAAGCCGCTCCTATTCCGTTTAGTAGGAGACTGACTATATTTGATACCGCTGACTACTGTTTTATGATCGTAGAGCGGGAAAAGGCGAACTCGGCCCTCAGTGTTAAATTGTCTAAAGGCTGAGTTACGAGCTGTAATTTTCTTACCTACGCTGCCCTCTGCCCAGCCGTAAAGGTTATCCGGTTGAGGACTAGGTGCGTAGCCTCGAGCCTTATCACGTAAAGGCACCATAACGGCACGTATCTCTTTGTTCATTTCTTTAAGGAGGTCCGGGTCAAACTTGCGCATAGCCTTAACGGTGGCGAGGGCCCCCTTTAGCTCTACGGGCATTTTGTGCCTCCTTAGCTTGGTCGTTTAATACTTGTACTAGGTTTTGGAACATCGCTACGTCTAGGTCTAGCAAGTATTGGGGCGGGATATGGGTAGCTATAGCTAACTGCGCTACTAGATACCCAAAGGACCCCCGCCCCACTACCCCAAAGGGAGATCGTCTAAAACCTCGACTTTAGATAATGAGTCTAAAAACTCGGGACCAAACACCGGTACAACCTCGCCGCTTGTGCGTATGCACTCGTGGGCTAACCAATATAGATCGCTCTGCTTTTCGTCATCCCTAAACGCTTTCATAAAACCCTTTTTAGCGTACAGCTCAAAGGCATACTCGATACGTGGCGTAATTTGGTGCTCGCTTACGTTTCCGTCTGCCCTTGTTATTTTGAGTCTTGCCATTGTGTGCCCCTTTGTTTGTTATCAGGAAGTGGTAATTACGATAGGTGAATTACAAGTAAATGTAATTGACTGTGTAGCAATATCGCCTACAGCGCCGTTAATATCTGTGGTGTTGTTTACCAAGATAGTGGTGCTGTATAGCGGGTTAGTAGCTGACGTTGCGGCACTTGACTGCTTAAGAGTTAGTGGCACTGTTGTACCCCACGCTGCTTGCAGTGTTGCGTTTACGTTTGCCGCTGCAGTATCGCTAAGGAAATCTAAAGTAATTGTGCTTGACTCTAGGCCCTTAACAAACTTATGCGCTGTATCGCCCATAGCTGTAACTTCCAGCTCGTCAAAAGTGCGGTTAATTGTGGCCGCTGTACAGTGATCTGTGAGGGCCACACTATTAAGCGTGACCTGCACGGTATTGGAAAGATAAATTGCCATTGTTGTTATTCCTCTGTTTTCTCTATAGGTGCGGGTGCTGCTTTTGTTACTTTTTTATCAGCCTCGGTTATTTGTCCGATTTTGATTAAAAACGCTATATCTTCATCTGTGTAGCTCATTGTTTTACTCCCAGCTCGTTAATACGCTTATACTAAAATCGGCGGTGAGTAAGTCCCCGCTTTGTACGCTAAGTACTGAGGGAGCCGACATACTGCCAATGTTCATTACGATATTTGAGTTAGCCAATTTCTTAAATACTGCACAGGCCAGAGTCTCGATACCGTTAAGGTTGCCCTTATTGTCCAGCATAGGCACCGTCAAAATAATTTTTAGGTTTGCCAAAGGTGAGATATTTATATTTGTGTTATTGCTTGGCGTTAAATAACTATCTGCCGGCGCAACAATAACTGAGTTAGCCGTAATAGTTGGAGGCGGAAAATCGTAGGTATTCCACACGTTATTATTTGCTAAAGCCGCTGCGATAGTCGCACGGAGCGTAGTTATTGGAGTAGGCATTTATCCGACCATAGCCCCGGGGTTTGCGTATCCGGCAATAAGCCCCCTGATTTTGCCAATCATTGAGTTACCCATACGGTAAGGGCTAGGGCTAAAACCGTCGATAGATACGCCGCCTGTTTGTGATACTTGACGGGCCTGAAAAATATCTACGGCTAGGATCATCGCCGCCTCGCGTACCGCTGGGGTAGTGGCATAAGTGTTTGTTTTAGTATCGGCACCTGTAGCTGAGCCATAAGGCAATACGCGAGTAAAGTTTAAGTTTGCTGCAGTCTTAGCAAACTGAATAAAGCTATAGCCGTTAGGCCAGTTAAATATGCCGCGATTAAAAGCAATAGTTGGCAGGGCAGTAGTCGTGCCTGCAGTCCACGGGATAGTGCCTGTAATTGTGTATGTGCCGTTGTAAGTTGAGCCGCACCCACTCAAGGTTACGCTATCGCCCGTGCTAAAAATTGCAGGGTTAGCGACCATCACTGTAGCTACGTTGTTTTGCAAAGCTGTACCTACTACAGGTGCAGAGTCAAACCATAAAAACTGATTAAGAATATCCTGAGCAGACTGGCAGCACTCCTCGATAATACTATCCGCATATAAATCGCCTATTCCTAGATTATCTCTAAGCTCTTGCTCGGTGACGTATGTAGCTGGCACTTGTCTGCTCCTCTCTAACTATGGGCCGGTAGGGCTCAAAGGGCTAAGAGCCCTACCGACTATTAGTGTGTTGTTAGTTCAGGTTGAACTTAACGATGCCCTTAGGCATCTTTGCGATTGTTGCCATATAACCGTAAATCGCTACCTGCACCTGCAAGTTAGATACTACGTTTACAGACATATACGCTGTTGGTGACTGATAAACAGTGAACGCCTCAGGCGCAAGAATTACTGCGCTATCGTCGATTGTTGTAGTAGCTGTGAAGTTCTTGTCTACGTATAAATCAAGTCCTAGCACGTTCCCGCGAATTGAGCCCGGTTGAGTTAAACCGCCGGCGTTCATTGGCTGTGATGCAGAATAAATTGGGCGCCCGGTTGTATCTGTAGCTCCCATAAGTAGCTGCCATTGTGAACCGTTAGCAATATAGTTATTAGCAAAATAACCTGTAGCCTCGTAAACCTTACGTGCTGCATCTGAGGCAAACTCGATAATGCCGCCTGAGTCTGCATCGCATCCTGAGCTGTATTGACCAGCTGCGATAAGAGCACTTAATACTGTTGTATCAAGTGTCTTAAGGTAAGCGTTTTGCAGTTGGTTTGTTAGCTCAGCATAAAAGTTAGGATCTGAGCGCTCTAGTAATTCCACGCTAATAGTGTTCATACCTGCGTACTTAGATACAGTGCCAGTTAAGTAAGCTGTTTCCATACCTGTGTTTTGTACAGCTCCGGCCTCAAGCTCAACAGTTACAACAGGTGCTACGCCTGTACCGCCGCCTGCTGAAGTCACAAGTGATGGCACGTTAATAGTCATACCGTTAGCTGGCAAAGTTCCACGAGAGCACGCGTCAATAGCAGGTGTACCAAAACGTGTGTTAGTTGGGAACTCTGAGAGGTATTGAGTAGGTGAAAATGCAGGGTTGGTAGAAAAACTATCATCAGCTGCGGTTACATAGAGCTTTGAGTCCTCGTTACCGAGAGCTGCCTTAATCTTGTGCTCTGTGTATGCACCCATTGAAGTGATTGGTGTACGTACTCTTTGTGAGTCAAGTACGGATGGACGGATAATCTTACGAGCGGCCTCGACCTTTTCAGCCTCGACCGGTGTATCTACCTGAGTCTCCTCAGGTGTATTTTCAGGGGCTGTAGTCACAGCATCCTCGCTTTCGGTTTCTGTTTCGGTTTCGATTTCTACGATTGTCGTATTTATCGTTGTTGTTTTTTCTTTTGTACTTGTAGCTGCCTCAAGCGCTGCTCGAGCTGCTGCAATATCAGTTACGGATGCGCTAGAAAAGGCTGCGCTCTCAACGAGCGATACCTCTTTGAGGACCGCCGCCGTTACTAACAGGTAATCACCCATTGGCTTAGAGGCAGTTACATCTACCCCTACGGATAAGCCGCTTACTAGGTTTTCCTGAGCGAGTACTAGCGCATCTTGTCCTCGAGTGCTGCTAGATAACTTGAAGGATCCGTAAATACCCTCCGGAGCTGTTCCCTCGCTAAAGGAAATAGCGCGACCTACCGGTTTATCTTGTTGGTGCTGCGATAAAAGTTTAATTTTGGCTACATCCGGAATTGCAATAGAGCCGCGCTCAAATACAACTGGCCCGGCGCTTGTGTGTCCTACTTCGCCATACGGTGCAACCATCCCGTAAATAGTTCGTTTTTCTGTATCGGCTGCTTGTATTTCCTGACTAAACGTTAGTAGCACTTGCATCTCCTAGCGGTGTGAGTTGTTCCATCTGACGAGCTTGATCTACGCCAATTAGATTGAGGTTTAACATCTTTTCAATAATGTCTAGGCGCTCCATAGCATCGACTCGTAAAAATGAGTCATCAACTGCAAAGCGAACTTCGTTAGCAGAGTTTGTAATATCGTTCATAGATAAACGGTCCTCAATAGCTGAGATATAAGGCTGTAATGAATAAGCCACAAACTCTTTACGTCCATCTAATATATTTTGGTACGTCATAGAGTTATTCATATCCGCAGAAATATAATAAGCAGGTACGTTCATAGCGCGTGCAATTTCTGTAGCTAAGTATTGTGATGCCTCGTTATACATCATGTCCTTAGGACTAAAGCCTACGTTTTCTACGCTGAGAGTGCTCGTTAAATATGCCGTTGATCGCGAGGCGCGACTAGCCTTCCAACTTGCTAACAAACCTTGTATCTGTGACTCAGGCAAGTCTGCGCCGTTATTTTTTAACACGGTTGTAGCCATAGGAGTAGCAGCGCTTACAGCACTTGCGCGCTGAATATCGTAAGCTGCTTTAATTGTTGTAGATGCTGTATCTAATACGCCCGGTAATAAAGATTGAAAAGTAACAAGTGAACCAATACCGCCCATAGGTACTTTTTCGCCATCGACGAAATAATCTTCTATTTCTGTGCCGTACTTGTTTGTTGTATAAGTTACGCGGTTATTTGCTACCCACTCAAAACCGGATGGACGTCCATCGTCCGCGTACAAACTTGTAACGCGCCAATATGCAACGCCGTAAAATATAAGGCTATCTACAGTTGCAGAGATAGTAACGCTGCGAGGTTGTCTAATATCAGGTTGTTCTAACCAAACAGGAGAGCCTAATTTTTCTCCTGTAGATTTTTTATACAGCGCTAAGTCAATACTCGAAATAACTCCGGCAACTAAATTGCGGCAACGTGCGACACTTGCAACTTGTAAAGCAAAAGTTCGGTCGATACCGTTGGAGTTATATCCGTAAGTAGATCCTGTATTAAATGATCCATAACCGTATTGCGTAGTCATTACGGCAGGTGCGTACTGGGCCTCAATAGATGGCTTTTCAGCTCTCTTGATACCAAAGGTTTCTAGTAGTCCCATAAGAGGGATTTTCCCAATTAGTCAAGCATTTTGCAGGTTTTTGTGTCCGTGTCTAACTGTAAACTTTAACCTCACCTACGGGCTGATTTAGTATATGAACTACAAAACTTAAACCGATTGCAGCATCTACAGGGCCAGCCGATTTACGCCGGATAATACGCCAGCTTGCATCCGATACCTTAGCTGCGCAGTTAGCCATACTCTCGACTAGCTCATTTTGCCCCGAGTGTACGAGACGTTTATTTACGAGAGCATCGTAGAGATCTCCGCACGCCTGATAGGCAGTCTGCCCGGATATATCCTGCATCGCTACGCCGCTCATCTCGAGGCGTTTAGCTATTGAGGCCGTGGTGTACTTGTCGTAACAAACGGTCCGAGGAAAATAGATATTTGTCCAGTGTTTAATGCGCTGAGCTATAAACAAGTCATCTACTGCCACGTCGTTATGAAATACCTCAAGGACTGCAACGCCTATACGGCCGTCCGGCATTACTTGGCCCATTACCAAACTTGCATCGCGGCGGCTCGGGCTTACGTCAAAACCAAAGATAGTAAGAGGGCCCGGGTTAAGTTGTAGCGTTTTATCTCCGGCCTCCTCAACGCTGAGATAAGGCCAAGGTGATTGGAGCGATGAGACCCACGTGCACAATAATTCGGTGCGAGTTGTTTCTATAGATGAAGTAGCTACTGCCTCCGCTAAAGCCTCTAACGTCACTGTATAACCGAGTGCCGGGTTTGCTTGAGCCCACGCTTTAGGATCCGTAATCTTTGCAAAAGGCTCAGCTGAGTACTCGTAAAAACCAAAACTTTTAGGAGGAAAACTTAGAGCTCTTTCGCGTAAGTCATTAAGCACGGTACTAAAAGCATCACCGGCGTTAGAGGTAAGGAGCGTTTGAGAATTAGGCCGTGCACGTGTAACCGGCATAGCTGCGCGATAGCCCTCCTCCGAGATTTCGCGGACCTCATCGACGTATAGGAGGTCGGCGGTGCGCCCGCGGCTACCATCGCGAGTAGCTGCTACAACATCAAGGCGAGCGCCGTTACGTAGCTCAATACTTTCAGTACCGTTTGCAAACCGTATCTGTTTAGTCTGTTTGCTCAATTCATCTGAGGCCTCAATAGCGTAAGCGACCTGCCTAAAGGTATCTAAAGCCATAGATCTATTAGAGCTCATAATAATTACATTTTTAGAGCCGAACAAAAACAGGTGTGAAAGCATCAACATACGCGC